TTATATGTCTTTTATTACTTTTCTCACAATTCCAAGTATTCTTAATCTGTCTCGGTCAGCACCTTTAAAAACTCTTGGCGCATATTCGGGATTGAATGATAGCAGTGTAATGCTGTTCTTATCATATTCTATCTTTTTAACGACTGAATCTTCCCCGTCAATCAGAATCACTGCCACCTGTCCGGGATCACACCAATCTTGCTTTAGCACCTGAATAGAATCGCCTTCTTCAATTTTGGGGTACATACTGTTGCCTTGCACCTTTATACACATCGTGTTCTTTGCTTCTTCATCACTGGCAATAAACAACGGCATATACTCAAGAATGCAATTGTCAGCATAAGCACCAAAGCCCGCTGATACACTCTCGTAAACAGGAATCATTCTGATTTTATCCTGTGGAAGAATAGTTGCATTTGATTCAATAGAGCGTGATGTGAGCTCCGGATTATCTGTTTTAAGCGCAAGGTATGCCGCACTTACATTAAGCTCACACGCTATTGACTCAAGTATTGGCAATTTTATTTTTGCTACCTGTCCTGTTTCGTATCTCTGTATCGTTGATTTATTTAATCCTAAACGTTCTCCGAGTTCCCCTTGTGTCAGTTTGTTTTTTTCACGGCATAGTTTGATTCTTTTACCAATTTCATTCACATCTGCCATGTTGTTCACCTCATTTCATTATAAGCATTATAGCATATTAAATTGCGTAATGCAATAACATTTTTTGAATTTGCTAAAAAAAGTTGCAAAACGCTATTGACAAACGTAGAAAGATGTGTTAATATATGCTTACGGAAAGTTGCAAAACGCAACAAACGAAGGAGGTGAGAAAATGGTGAATACAAATAAAATCAAGGGTAGAATGCGTGAACTTGAAATAACACAGGCAGATGTGGCTAAGTGTTTGAATATCGCTCAGCCAACTGTAAATCAGAAGATTAACAATATCAGACCGTTCGACTTAGATGAAGCCGAGAAATTTTCTAATCTTCTGGGTATAAATGCTGGTGAGTTCGGTACATATTTTTTCGCTCACTAAGTTGCAAAACGCAACAAACAGAGGAGGTGAAAATATGAATCTGAGGCATATAAAAGAAAAAATCGAGGACAAAATGCTTGACCCCGATTTTACAAGTAAAGCATCATTGGCAGTTTCTATCGTGTCTCTTGTCGTTGCCGTACTTGTTCTGTATGTAAAATTAAAATACAGAACCGTATAAAGAAACCAAAGATATGAGCAACGATAAAATTGAAATGAAAATAGCTGCCCAAGAGCGAAAATTTGAAGTCTTGAAATCTGCATAGTCTTCACAAGCAATTGTGCCGCTGTTGGTAATAACAAGCTCAGCTGAACACTGGCGACTACTGTCACGCATAATTTTGATTTGCTTATGCTGTAGAAAACCTTTTTCCAAAAGAATGTCGGATATGTCATTTTTAATGGCAAAACCGTCGCTTTTGTAAAATTGTTTCAAGAGCTTATATTCATCACGGGAGATGTACAATGATTATCGCACCTTTCTATTTTTGTTTTCATTGTATCACAAGCGGAAAGGTTTTGCAACAACCGGAGGAGGTGAGGAAGGTGGGATCAAAAAAGCGTGAACAGCTGCTTATAGTCACGAAAAGCACAAAGGGTACAGGAACAGAAAATAACCCGTATATAGAGGTTATGCAGTTTTGGACACTTGACGGTGAACTGCTGTATGAGACGGAGGAATAAGCCTTATGTGGCTTAGTGAACCATAAATAAAATAAAGGAGGAATTAAACATGACAAAGCACAGAGTAAGAGTACCGCAGGTAGCGGATATATCGGCGGCGATACGTCTTTATTACGAGCACACCGAGATAGGCAATAAGGACATCAGGGCTATTTTCGGCGATATGGGAAACGGCAGGATCGGCAGGCTTAAGCAGCTTGCACTTGAAGCAATGCACGAACGAGGCACAGTGCACTATAACGCACAGTACGTCAACACAGAGGTTGCTTATGACGCTTGGGGAATAGACATCAAGCGTCTTGAGCGTGGTATTGAACGGCTGAATAAGCTGAATATCGAGGTGACAGCATGAAGACAGGAAAGATAATCGCCTACGTTGTTGCGCAGTTGTTGCGAATATGGGTGACAGCATTTGCAGGCATAGCGGTATATGTTCCGCTGTCGGCTCTCGCATACGCCGAGCGTGGCTACAAGGCTATCGGCGGCGAAATGCTCCCCGTTGCAATAGTCGCTGTTGCGGTCTGGTACGGGCTGGGATGGCTTATGCGGGAGTGGTATAGGGATATGATAGGAGGCGGACACGATGACAGATCTTGAGCGAATCGCCAAAGAAGCCACCGCTCACGGCATGAGCTACGGCGAGTATGTTGCCTGGAAGGCGAAAGCAACACTGGAAGAGCAGCAGAACTACCGCCGGGCAAGGGAGGTGGCGGAGATACAAAGAAAGAGGGGAAAGAAGAAATGAAGTACAAGGTAACAGCTACGTTTGAGGCAATGGCGCTTGTCAATGCTCTTGTCGGTGTTGTCGATGAGGTCGAGATGATTGACGAGGAGGAAGAAGACGATGATCAAATATGAGAAGCCTATCATCAAGACTGCCGCAGAAATGAAACCAGGCGACATCTTCCGTACCGAGTATGGCAATTACGGCAACTGGTGCGAGTTTGTGTTTGAAAGCTGTAATGCATACCTTTTCGATATGACAGAAACACACTATCATAGAAAAGGACATACGCAAAGTGAAACGTGTTACAGTATGACAAACATAAGCAAAGTGGTTTATGAGGTTATCGGCAGAGAATCGGCATAAAAGAAAAGGCTGTCACAAGGACAGCCAAAGAAATAAATATAAAAGTGCTACTGTGATGAGTATATCACATTCGGAAAGGAAAGTCAATTGATAAAAGACAATTACACCTTTAAAGAAATAATCGAGGCGCAGAAAAAGCCTCTTGAAGAGAAAATACATCTATCTGTGGATGTTCTCAGAAAAGCGTATGCTCTGAGCCGTCACAATGTGGCGATTGCCTTTTCGGGCGGAAAAGACAGCACGGTGGTTGCTGATCTTATAGAACGCTTTTTGCCAACAGAGTTTTTAAAAACATTCTGCATATTCGGTAACACAGGCGTTGAATTTCCTGAGAGCTTGAAATTTGCACGGAGCTATGGCAAGAAACACTTCGGAGAACGCTTCAAAGAAACTAAGTTTCTTGAGTTAAAAGAGCCTGAACTTAGATACGATTTCGCAAAAAAGATAGTACAGCAACTTGAAGAAGAAAACGCACTTGATGAAATCTTAAAGCCGGACGGAAAGTTGAAAGGCCAAAAAGCATTGATTAAAGCGGCAGAAAAGAGAGGATATATCCTTGACCGTTCTAATTGCTTCCCAATCGGTACAAAGATGACATTTGCATACTGCTTGGAGCAATATGGCGCTCCGCTTCTCGGTAAATCTGCGTCAAAACTTGATGCGCATCGTATAAACATCGAATGCTTTTTGAAATACTCAGACACTGCTTCGGAAAAAGATGAACTGAAAGAGTATTACGACACATTGAGAGAATGTAAATACTCTCAGCATTGTTGCACGTTACTCAAAAAGAAACCGAGTGAAAAAATACAGGCAGAGCTTGATTGCGATGTTATTATAAAGGGACTTATGGCGGCAGAGAGTCATACAAGAATGGTAAATGTAGCAACAAGAGGTCATATTTTTGCAAGCCATAGACCTCATGTTAAAGATGGCTCATTCTATCATGTATCGCCGATTGCGATGTGGACCGATGATGACATTTGGGAGTATATCCATAAATATGATGTAGAGTATTCAAACCTTTATGACATTACATACACCGATAAGGATGGCAAAGAAAAGTATATCAAGCGCAACGGATGTATGTTTTGCGGTACGGATATTCAGTTCAAAGATAACCATCTTTCTGTTCTTCGACAAACACATCCTAAAGCATATCGTGTTTGTATGGATCAGTATGGATATAAGCATGAGTTAAACAAGCTCTTTGAAATGAAGAAAAATCAAAACATCTTAGCGGCAACAACCGATTTAGGCAGAACAGCAAGAATGATAGATGCAGCAGGAGAACAGCTTACGCTTCTTGACGTGCGACCTTGCGCTTATGATGATTTTGCCGAGATGGTTGATCTGAAAGGAACGGGACTTGATAATGAATACGATCCTGATGCATAATAACTGGCTGGCAATGAAGGTAATGCTTCTCATCGGACCTATAACACAGGACGAGTTCTGGACGGCAGTACCTAAGGCACACGCAAAGCTGTGGCGGATAGTCGAACGTGAGGGAAATCCGGACGGCAAGAGGCTGACGGTTGATTATGCGGTACAGCTGATAGCAGAACAGATAGAAGCGGGCAGAATGATAAAGAGGACAGCGTATGGATTTTGGAAGAGCACAATTGAACTTGTGTGATGAAATTATTGTAGATAATTTTGCAGGTGGGGGCGGAGCAAGTACAGGCATTGAGTTGGCTACAGGAAGACCTGTAGATATAGCGATAAATCATGATCCCGATGCCATATCAATGCATACGATAAATCATCCGTATACAGCGCATTATTGCGAGAGCGTTTGGGATGTTAAGCCATCTGAGGTATGCGCAGGACGCCCAGTAGGTCTTATGTGGCTATCTCCCGACTGCAAACATTTTTCTCGTGCAAAAGGCGGAAAGCCTGTCAGCAAGAATATCAGAGGACTTGCTTGGATAGCATTGCGATGGGCGGCGACTGTCAAGCCAAGAGTGATTATCCTTGAAAATGTTCCAGAGTTTGTGACATGGGGACCTTTGACAAAGGATAATTACCCTGATGTAACGCAGAGTGGTAGAACATTCAACAGCTTTGTTAATGCGCTTAAGCGTTACGGTTACAATGTCAAGTGGCGTGAGCTTAGAGCCTGCGACTACGGCGCACCTACTATCCGAAAGCGTTTTTTTATGGTAGCACGGTGTGACGGCAAGTCAATAGTTTTCCCAGAGCCTACTAATGGGGTGGGACTTAAACCATATAGGACGGCGGCTGAGTGTATTGACTGGAGCATACCGTGCAAGTCGATTTTCGGGCGAAAAAAGCCGCTTGTAGAAAACACTCTGCGTAGAATAACAAAAGGTATGGATAAATTTGTTATTAAAAATCCAAATCCATTTATAGTAACTGTAAATCACGGAGGCAATGGATTCAGAGGACAAAGCATAAGCGATCCGCTTAAAACGGTGACATCAAAACATGGATATGGCGTTGTCGTTCCCTCTCTGATACAGTATCATTCCGAGACAGCAAAGAGTGAGGTTAGAGGACAGTCGGTCTGCCAGCCTTTGATGACTGTTGATGCGAGTCCAAGATACGCTGTAACATCGGCGAACATTATAAAATATTATGGCGGAGATAGTTGCTCAGCTGCAGATGAACCTTTGCATACGATAACAACAAAGGAGCGTCATGCGCTTATCAAACACTATCTGTGTGTATTTCGTAATAATCAGGACTGCAAATCACTAACAGAGCCGTTACCGACTGAATGCACGAGTGCGGGACATTTTGCGTTGATAAATACAGAAATAGTCAAATACGGTGAAGGCACACAGCTCGGGCACTGGCAAGATGTCAGAGCAATGCTGAACAACTATTGCGGATATGAACTCGCAGACAATGAAGTGTTACTGTTGCTTATAGACTGTGAACGCTATTTTATCGCTGACATCGGTATGCGTATGCTTGAGCCTCGTGAGCTGTACAGAGCGCAGGGTTTTCCTGATGACTATATAATCGACTTTGATGTAAACGGTAAAAAATATAGCCGCTCGGCGCAAATTGCGAGATGTGGTAACGCAGTGCCTCCGCCGTTTGCAGAAGCATTAGTGCGTGCCAATCTTCCCGAGATGTGTAATAAAAAATACAGCAGCATGGAAGAAATAAAACAAGAGGCTGCCGTATGACCTGCTCTCACTGCGGCAAGACCGCAGAGCAAAATAACAACTGGGTATTATGCCCGTACTACAAATATGCACCGGTGTGTATGACGCACTGCTACAGCGACTGTAAACGGTTTGACAGTGCAGTCGGAAAGTGTATATACACGCTTAGAAAAGCAGAAAGGAACGGTAAAAAGTAATGCCGGAAATAAAAACGCATTGGAAATTGCTTACGAATCCGAATTACCTCGGAGCGTACTCGCTTCCGAACGGTCAGGACATAGTAGTCGTAATTGATTATGTCCGCCGTGAAGAAATAGTAGGCGTAAACGGTAAAAAAGAATACGAGGTAGTGGCACACCTCAAGAACGGTCAGAAGCCGTTTATACTGAATAAGACAAATATGAAGCAGATACAGAAGCTGTACAACGCTCCATATATAGAAGACTGGGCAGGCCGTGCCATACAGGTATATTTTGATCAGACCGTGAAATTCGGCCGTGAAACAGTCGGAGGACTGAGAATACGTCCGACAGTACCACAGATAGCTCAGACCGAAAGGACTTGTGCCGACTGTGGAAAAGAAATAGCAGGTAACGGCAAATTCTCTGCCGAGCAGATAGCTCAGATGTCATACGATAAGTACGGCAAAAGTCTTTGCTGGGACTGTTCACTGGCAGAAAAACAGAAGATTGAAAGCAGAAAAGCACCCGATGCATTAGGAGGTAACGCATGAAAACAACAAAAATCAAGATCAAAAACTTATTTGGCATATCGGAAACCGAGCTTGACGGACAGTCGGTTGAGATAACCGGTACGAACGGCGCAGGCAAGACATCTGTAATTGACGCTATACGCTATGCGCTGACAAACCGCTCTGACCGCTCTTTTGTACTCAAAAAAGGCGAGAATGAGGGCGAGATCATCATAGAAACCGACAGCGGATTGTACATAGACCGCAAGAAGAGAAGCGGACAGGCAGATTACAAGTCTATCAAGGAAGGCGGACGTGATGTTCCTGCTCCCGAAAGTTTCTTGCAGTCGATATTCACGCCACTGCAGATAGATCCGGTCAGGTTTATCGCTCTCCCCGAAAAAGAGCAGAACAGAATAATCCTTGATATGATAGATTTTGACTGGGATCTGAACTGGATAAAGGAACAGTTCGGTGAGATACCGAGCGGCGTTGATTATCAGCAGAACATTTTACAGGTACTATCAGACATTCAGAGCGATCACGGCGATTATTTCATTGAAAGACAGGATATTCAGCGTGAAATGCGCCATAAGCGGGCGTTCATCGAGGATATAGCAAAAGACATACCCGAACATTTTGACGCTGAAAAATGGGACAAATATGATGTTGGCGGCGTATATGCAAAGATAACGGAAGCACAGCGCAACAACAATCTTATCGACCGTGCAAGAGCTTTTATGGACAGCTATAACAACAAGGTAAGGGGCTATGAGGCTGAGAAGGAAATAGAGCTTTCTAATGAAAAGAGCCGTATTTCTGCCGAAAAGGAAAGCCTTATCGCTGAGATTGAGCGCAAAAAGGCGGAGATAAAGGCGGCTGAGGAAAAGCTCGGTACATTCGATACAATCTATGCGGATAAGCTGGCGGTCGCTGAAGCTACCTACCGTGAAAAGATAGCAAAGCTTGACGGCGATATGAAAACAGCGCAGGACTGCCTTTCAAAAGAGCGGATAGACACATCAGCGCTTGAAGCTGAGGTAAAGACAGCAGAAGCGATGAAAAAGCATCTGAACGAATATAATCGTATGGTTAATATGGAATCAGAGGTCAAGGCGCTAAAAAACAAGGCGGACAAGCTGACAGAGAAGATAGAGCTTGCACGCAGTCTGCCGGGTATGATACTTGAAAATGCAACGATACCGATTGAGGGTTTTACAGTTGAAAACGGCATACCTCTTATTCACGGCTTGCCTGTCAGCAATCTTTCCGAGGGAGAAAAGCTGAACCTTTGCATTGACGTTACTGTTTCAAAGCCTAATGCTTTACAGCTGATACTTATTGACGGCACAGAAAAGCTCAGCACCGAGAACAGACAGCATCTGTACGAAAAGTGCAAGGAAAAAGGCTTGCAGTTTATCGCTACGAGAACAACGGACGGAGAGCTGGAGGTAAACTACTTATGATAGAAGTAAACTCAGAAAACTATTTCAGCCCTGAGATGAACAGAAAGTACATGGGCTCATCTCAGTTCAAGGCATTTAAGAAATGCGAAAACTCGGCACTGACTGAACTTAACGGAGAGTACGAGAGGGAGGTTACGACTTCTCTCCTTGTCGGCTCTTACGTTGACGCACACTATGAGGGGACGCTCGACATTTTCAGAGCGCAACACCCTGAGATATTCACACGAAACGGCGATCTGAAAAGCGAATACAAGCACGCAGAAACTATGATACAGCGTGCAGAAAGAGATGAGCTGTTTTCAAGGTATATGGCAGGCGAAAAGCAGGTTATCTTCATCGGTGAGATAGCCGGTGTGCCGTATAAAATCAAGGTTGACAGCTATCATCCGGATAAAGCGATAGTTGATCTGAAGTGTGTTAAGGACTTTGACGAGGTATATAACTCTGAGTTTGGAGCATGGCAGCATTTCATTGATTACTGGGGCTATGACATACAAGGTGCGATCTATCAGGAAATCGTAAGGCAGAATACAGGCAAAAGCTTGCCGTTCTATATAGCGGCGATAACGAAACAGAAGCCTGAGCCCGACTTGCAGTTATACTACATACCGCAGGAAAATCTTGACGAGGCGCTCTTTACAGTAAGGACCTTATCGCCACGTTACAAGATGATAAAGGAAGGTAAACTGACACCTCTGAGGTGTGAAAAGTGCAATTACTGCCGTCACACTAAGGTGCTTTCGGAGATCATAAACTACAGGGACGAGATAATCGACAGTAATATTGAGGACATGGAGGACTAAATGTACAACAAGGCAATTCTTATGGGGCGTATCGTAAACGACCTTGAACTTAAAACCACGCCGTCAGGCGTATCTGTGCTGTCGTTCAGAATAGCGGTTGACCGCAGATTTCAGACAAAAGGCGAAGAAAAAAAGACCGATTTTCTTAACATTGTTGCATGGCGTAACGAAGCAGAATTTATATCAAGATATTTTGCTAAGGGACGTATGATACTCATTGAGGGCGAAATTCAGACGAGAAGCTATCAGGACAAGAACGGCAATACAGCATACGTTACCGAAATAGTTGCTGACCGTTCGACATTCACGGGTGAGAAGAAGGATAGCAGTTCTTCCAGTACGACAGGTTATACGCCCGCACCTGCGGCTGCTTCGTATAATGCACCGGCAAGCTCGGCAGTAGTAGCACCCGATGACGATGATGATTACCCGTTCTGATGAGGTAGCTATGAGTTTTGATAAAAAGACATTTATGAAAACCGTCACCGTTATCTATGATACAAGGGAGCAGCAGAACAAACACATTATTGACAAGCTCGGCGAATGTGGAATAATGACGGAAAAAAGGAAGCTCGATTTCGGCGATTATTCGTTTATGGCAGAGGGCAGGGACTTTTCCCTGTCTTGTGCTGTAGAACGAAAGGCGAATGTAGACGAGATATATAACAACATTATGCAGGACAGGTCACGCATAGAAAAGGAAATGAGCGCCGCTTCACAGCTTGCAAACGGTTTTACGTTGCTTCTTGAAAATGTAAGCTCGTGGGGTGCGTTAAAGTCCTATCAGGTGCCTAAATGGCAGATGGATATGTCGCCACAGCGAAAGAATAAGGATATAGGTGCCAATGTCTATGCCACGCTGAAAGCGTGGAGCAGTGCAAGCAGATACGGTTTTTCCGTTGAATTTGTAGAAGATCCGAAAGACACGGCAGGCAAAATGCTTGAGATTTTCTATTACTACTGGCGCAATTACAAAGAACTGACGCAGGCTCGGAGGTGATCTGATGGCTGATATTGAGGGCGGTTACATAAAGCTGTACCGCAAGATGACTAAGTGGCAATGGTACTCAGACGAGGTAATGTTCAGAGTGTTTATGCACTTGTTATTGACGGCAAATTACGAGCCTGCATACTGGCGGGATGTGAAAATTGAACGAGGCCAGACGGTCGTAAGTCTTGCAAAATTGGGCGCAACGCTGAATTACAGTAAAGATACAGTTTTGAAGGCACTTAAACGTCTGGAAAGCAGCGGAGAAATAACACGCCGACCGACCGCTCGATACACCATTGTTACTATATCTAACTACAATGAGTATCAGGATAAGCCGACCGATAACCGACCGCAGACCGACCGACAACCGACCGCTGACCGACCGATGACCGACCGCAGAGTCGACCCGCTTAAAGAAGTAAAGAAGAATAAGAAGAATAAAGAAGAAAAAGAAGAAAAAGAAGCGGTACGCTCCGCTTCCGGCTCGCAGGAGCAAAATCTGATTGACCTGTACGGTATCGAGGCAACGGAGAAGTACAAGAAAAGATTTCGTGACTGGGCAGAGAAGAGAGGCAAGCAGAACCTTGATTGCGTAACGACAATTGCCAAATGGATGGAGCAGGACAACGTACCGAGAAAAAAGGCTGAGGTAAACGATGGAGGAACTCATACGAATTTCAGGCCAAGCGAATGGTGACAGCACTAAGCACGGACCGATATACACGAGCAAGGAAGTAATGGAGCTGGGGATACCGAGCGACGAACCCATACCGGAACCGAAGACGTGTAAATACTGCGGAAAGACGCTGTACCACGAATGTATTGTTATTGCAGGCAAAGCTCTTGTATGGTGGCTGAACCAACCGCAAAGGTGTGACTGCGAAAAAGCAGTCGAGTTCTGGAAGCGATGGGATGCTAAGCAGGAAGAACTGCGGAAGGCACAGACTATTGCAGAAGAACAGGAACAGAAGCGCCGGAAGATAGAGGCTATACTCGGCAAATCGGGCATCAAGCAGCGATTTCTTTCGAGGACATTTGAAAATTTTGCTGTGAACAACGAGAACCGCAAGGCATACGAAACAGCAAAAGAATATGTTGACAACTGGCAGGATAACAAAGATAACGGCAGAGGACTGTATCTTGAGGGAACTTGCGGAACAGGAAAGACGCACCTTGCCGTAGCTATTGCACTGAAGCTGATAAATCAGGGCGTGCCGGTTATCTGCAAGACGTCTATCGATCTGCTTGCCGATATAAAGCAAAGCTATGAGTATGACAGCACAGTGAACGAAGAAGAGGTACTGACTGCATATAAGACGGCTGATTTGCTGGTAATCGACGATTTGGGTAAGGAGCGGGCTACCGAATGGTCCGTGCCTATCCTGTACCGGATAATCAATGACAGATACGAAAATATGCTGCCAACGATCATAACCACAAACTATAACACCGATTCTCTGATAGAAAAATTGACGGTGAGCGGTGACAGGGAAACGGCGGAAGCAATCATAAGCAGATTTAAAGGCAGTGCTTCCTGCGTTACTATGGCGTGGGAGGATTGTAGGAGGATGAGATGAAAAATGCAAAGCTGGAGTTACTTAAAAAAATCTCCAAATATTCAAAAGAAGACATAATTGAGGCTCTCGGTCGTCAATGTCAAGCAGATTTTATCATCAGAGGAATTTTGAACGACCTTGAATATATAGCCTCGAAAAGAGTGTTTGATGATTACGATAAGGCTATTAAAGAACATAAGGACGCTTTTGAAGCGTATATAGAGTGGAAAAATCAAATGTGCATAGCCTACGGTGATGGCAAAAGCGTTAAGTTGACAAATATACCGCCGGAAGAAATAACAAAAGGCGCGGCACTTGAAAGAGCGTTAAAAAGCACGGCCGAAGCCGAACAAAAGATTGACAAAAAAATCAGCAAAATGCTGAATGTTTAGGAGGAAAATATGAGTGAATGGATAAGCGTGGAAGATAGACTTCCTGAAAAACAGTCGTGGAATCACATCGCCATCCTTGACACAAAAACAGGCAGAATCAGTGTAGAGCAAGACTTATATGCTATAGAAACTGCTGAAAATTTTAAGCATAAAAAAGGTTTTTGCAAAGATGGAAGATTTAACGGTCGTGAAGTCGTCATTGCTTGGATGCCGTTTCCTGAACCGCCGACAAGTAAGCAGGTAACGAGTAAACCTATCATTGACGTGTGCTGCGGGAGCAAAATGTTTTGGTTTGATAAAAATAATCCAGACGTTGAATTTTGTGATAAACGGAGCGTAGAACGCACAGTGTTTTACTCAAAACGATACATCGAAATAAAACCGGACACAGTTTGTGACTTCACCAAACTTCCTTTTGATGATGAGCAATATAATCTTGTAGTATTTGATCCGCCGCATTTGATTCATGCAGGAGAAAAATCGTGGTTAGCGATTAAATACGGAAAGCTTGATAATGACTGGAAAACTACAATTGCAGAAGGATTTGCCGAGTGCTTTAGAGTCCTTAAAGAACATGGCGTTCTGATTTTTAAGTGGAGTGAAACTGATATTCCAGTTTCGGAAATCTTAAAACTAACGCCGAATAGTCCTTTATTCGGTCATAAGAGTGGCAAGGCAATGCATACACACTGGTTGTGTTTCATGAAGGAGGTAAACAATGAAAACAGTAACGCTAATACTACCAGATTATTACGATAAAGCTATAACAATTACCGCTATTGGTCAACGACAAATCAAAAAGAATTGCACAGCGACAAACGTTCAGACAGCGGCGATGCCTGTTGAAAACGGACAGATTATTGATCTAAATAAAATCTTTTTCGGGAAAGAGAGTACTAAATGACCAAACAAGAACTCCACAGCATCCGTTCACTCCGTGACGAGATAAAATTCTGGGAACGGGCGCTTGAACGCATAAGAAATAAATCTCCTGTCGGTTCTCCGCAGTTTGATGCCGTTCCCTGCAACAGCGGAATAAGCAACAGAGTGCAGGACAGAGTGGAAAACACGAGGTCAATCGAGGAAATAATAGCGGAGAAAAAGGCAGAGCTTGAAGCGAAGGAACGTGAGCTTACCGAATACATAATGACGGTTGATGACAGCCTTGTACGCAGGGCTATGTATCTGCGGCACGTCTGCTGTAAAAGCTGGAATGCCGTTGCTATGGATATAGGCGGGGACAACACAGCCGATACGATACGGATGGCTCACGATCGCTTCGTCAAGAGAAATCTGTAAAGCTGTTCGTTTTGTTCGTTTTTTCTGTGGTATAGTGTAAAATGAAGAAGAAAAGAAAGACAATAAGTTTTCCTCCTGAACCCCGGCACTCAAACGGTGTCGGGTATTCTTATACCCAAAAGAAAGGACGGTGTACCGCCAATGACCGAAAGACAGAAGAAATTTGCCGAATACTACGCTCAGTGCGGTAACGCCGCCCAGAGTGCGATACAGGCAGGATACAGCAAAAAGTATGCAAATACTAATGCTTCAAAATTACTACAAAATACTACAATTACGGAATACATAAAACAGCTCACCGAAGACGCCCAGACTGCACGCATAATGACCGCAAGAGAACGGCAGGCTTTGTTATCCGATATAGCTAATGATAAGCAAAACGAGCTGTCGGACAGGATACGGGCAATCGACACGCTGAATAAGATGACGGGGGAGTATGTTGCGAAGATACAGGCAGAAGTCAGAACTTCTGACAAGCTATCCGATGTATTCGCTCAGATAGGCGGTGAGGGGCTTGACGAGTAGTTTTCCTCTGTCACAAAAATATATCGACTTCATCAACAGCGTGCATAATGTGACAGCGGACTTTCTCGAAGGTACTACCGCAAGCGGAAAGACAACCGTCGGCGCAGGCGTAAAGTTCATGCGTATGGTGTCCGCAAGCCGAAAGAAACTCCACGTTATCGCCGCAAAGACAACCGGCAAGGCAGAAGAAACGATTATTCAGCAGGACAACGGCATTCTTGACCTTCACGCAAACGCAAAGTATTTCGGCAACGGCGATAAGGATTATAAACTGCCGCATATCAAGTTTGAGGGCAAGATAATCTATGTTCTCGGATATGACAACAAGGATAAATGGCAGATGGCACTCGGCGCTCAGTTCGGGTGCGTCTATATCGACGAGATAAATACCGCCGATATAGAGTTTGTCCGTGAGATGTCTACCCGAAATGATTACCTTATGGCTACCCTGAACCCCGATGATCCGGGCTTGCCGGTGTATAAAGAGTTTGTCAACCGTTCACGTCCATACAAAAAATACGCCTGTGACGTGCCAGATGAAATAATGAAAGAGCTTACGGAAGAACCTGTGCCGGATTGGCGGTACTGGTTCTTTACTTTTCGTGATAATCTTTCGCTGACCGATGAGGACATACAACGAAAGATGCTTGCCGCCCCGAAGGGCACTAAGCTGTACAAGAACAAGATACTGGGCTTGAGAGGGCGTGCAACGGGGCTTGTTTTTGATTTACAACCCCGTAATATAATTTCACTCGGTACGGCACAAGGCTTTAAATTCGAGCGGTTCTCGGCGGGTTTAGATACAGCCTACTCGCAGTCTTCACCTGATACGATAGCATTTACGTTTGTGGGAATCACGGCGGACCGCAAATGCGTAACGCTTGACGAGGAAACATACAACAACCGTGACCGCTGTGTGCCGCTTACACCGTCCGATATTCCGAAAATCTTTACCGAGTTTTTAGAGAAGAACCGTAGGCTGTGGGGCTTTGCGAAAGATGTCTATATAGACAGCGCAGATCAGGCAACGATACTCGAATGTCAGAAATTCAAGCGGCTTTCGGGAAGCCTGTATAACTTCATACCTGCGTTCAAGAAAACGAAAATAATCGACCGTATTCACTTGCAGTCAGCGTGGCTGGCGGCAGGTGATTTTTATATCCTGGAACATTGCAAAAATTACATAGCGGAGCTTAACATATACAGCTGGAAAGAGGATAAGGCAGAGCCGGAGGACGGCAACGATCACTGCATAAACTCCTGCCAGTATGCCTGGCTGCCGTTCAAATCACTTATAGGGAGCGTGAAAACAGATGAAATTTGACATAGGAGAGAAAGTCAGACAGATGTTTCTGAACTGGCTCAATATAAATCCTGCATCGGAGCAAACCTTTGTCCTGAACGAAAGAACGGGGCTTATGGCGGACATTCTCCGGGCGAAGCTGTGGTACAGGGGTGACGCTTATGAGCTGTCGCAGTTCTTCAAGCAGCTCGGCTGCGGCACAAATTCTTTCTGGGGGAGCGTTCCCGATAACGAGAAAGTCCGCAAGATACACAGCGGCTTGCCTGCCATTATAGCCGATACGCTCGCCTATATCGTTTATTCGGATATGGACGATATAGCGGTCGAGGGCGAAAAAGGCAGAGTGGCATTTGAGAATATATCGCAGAACACGGACTTTACCGCACTTGTCGGAAAGGCAATAGTAGATACGCTCGTTGAGGGTGACGGCGCTTTCAAGATTTCGGTCGATGATACGCTGTCCTTAACGCCTATTGTTGAATTTGTGGGAGCCGACAAGATCGAATATCGCTATCTGAGGGGCGTGCTGTCAGAAGTTATCTTCCGCAGTGCCCACGAAGACGGCAACAGGATATATCAGCTTGAGGAGCATTACGGCAGAGGTTACATTGAAAGCCGATTGTACGACCACAGCGGTCACGAGGTGAGCCTTGACAGTGTTCCTTGCCTTGCCGGGATAGAACCGAGGGTAGAGTTTGCAGGGGATTATATAATGGCTGTACCGCTGAAGTTTTACGCTTCTAAGAAATATCCGGGCAGGGGCAAGAGTATATTCGACGGCGGTAAATCCGATTGTTTTGACGCTCTGGACGAGGTTATCTCGCAGTGGTGGGACGCAATCAGAATGGGACGTGTGAAGCAGTACATACCCGATAATATGATTCCCCGCAATGCCGAGAACGGCTCGGTCGGAAAGCTCAACCAGTTCGGCAACAATTACATCACGATAAGTCAGCCGTTGCAGGAGGGCGTTACCCCGAAGATTGAGGTAGTCCAGCCCGACATCAAGTATGACGCATTTGTATCATCGTATACAAACTGCCTGCTTATGTGTCTACAAGGACTTGTATCGCCTGCCACGCTCGGTATAGATGTCGGAAAAATGCAATCCGCAGACGCTCAGCGAGAGAAGAAGGACGTTACGGGCAACACCCGGAACACAATAACGACAGCGCTTGAAAAGGCTCTGCCTGAGCTTGTGTCGGCCGTATTAAAAACATACGACAATATGCAGGGCAAAGCCCCCGAAGAATATGAGGTAAGTGTTGATTTCGGTGAGTACGGCGCACCCGACTTTGACAGCCGTGTCGAAACGGTCGGCAAGGCAAGTACCTACGGCATTATGTCGGTCGAAACGCAGGTCGAGGAGCTGTGGGGATCATCAAAAGAAGACGAATGGAAAGCCGGTGAAGTCAAGCGCATAATGCAGGAAAAGGGGCTTGCCGATGGTGCGACATCTGCGGTAGGTGATGAGCTTGCTTAGTTTCAGAGATATTGCAAGGATATTCGAGGAGATAGAGCTAAGGCTCATTGCTTCGCTGAAACGTAATCTTTCACGTCATAAAGCCGAAGAAGAAAAAGAAGGCTTTGAATGGTCAGCGTGGCAGGCTGAAAAGCTCAATAACATTGACAATTTTCGCAAGGAGAACGCTCAGATAGCGGACAAATATGTAGATGTTATTGACGATGAAACCCGACAGCTTATGACGGATCAGTTTCACGAGGGAGAGCATACAGCGGAGCAGTCGGTCATTGATGTTTCGGAAAGCGGCGTCAATGTTCCCGATGTTCCGGCACAGCCTCAGCCGCCCGAAGCGCCGACAGCTATACCGGATGATCACTTTTTCGGGGTCAACAAGCCGAAGATGGATAAGCTGATGGAAGACGTAACAACGCTTGAAAAGACCGCCCTTACCGCCGCTGTGCGTAATATGGACGATGTTTACCGCACAACGCTGAACAAGGTACAGCTTATGATGGGCACAGGCTCAATTACGCTTAATGAAGCAATCGACCTTGCAACAAGGGACTTCCTCGACAAAGGCATAAACTGCATTGTATACGCAGATGGCAGGCGAGTTAATATTGCCGATTATGTGCGTATGGCACTGCGCACAACGTCCACAAGAGCAACATTGCAGGGGGCGGCTAAACGCTTTGCGGAGCTTGGATATGACACTGTGCTTATATCGCAGTACGGAGGCTGCTCAGAAACCTGCGAACCGTATCAGGGCAAGGTTTACATTGATGATGTATTCACGATATGGAACGGCGAGAGAAGCGGCGACTTCGGCAAGTCAAACTACTGTGACAAGTGGTTTATGCTGTTGTCTGTGGCAATCCGTGGCGGGCTGTTCCACCCTAACTGCCGTCATACTATGGGGCAGTACATAGAGGGGCTTACAAAGATACCTCAGCCGATTCCTGCCGAGAAGATACGGGAACAGCGAGAGCTTGAAGAAAAGCAACGGGCTATGGAGCGCAAGATAAGAGCGCTCAAACGCAAGGTTGAGGGCACACAGGACGAGAAGAAGGTCAAGGAGTATAAGCGTAAGCTCCGTGAGGAGCAAGGCAAGCTCAGAGAGTTTATCAAAGAGCACGACGATGTTCTTCGCAGAGATTATTCGAGGGAGAAGATCTACAGCGGTAAGGGTGAGCTGAAGCAGACAGCTCCGAGAACGGAAGAAGCGCCTGTTAAAGTTACCGATACCGAAAGCAAAAATCCTGTTCCGACAAATAAAGAGCCTAATATTCCTCAGCCGGATAATAACATTTCCGAGCCGGAAAATAACGTTTCTAAGCCGGAAAATAACGAAAACACAATGAATTTTGTACAGCCTGAGTCTATAAAGCCTGTTCAGAGCAACGAAGACACAGACAATACGCCGACTGCGGCTATGACTGATGAAGCCGATGAAGCCGTTGAAACTGCCGAAACGACAGAAAACGTACAGGAAACTGTAAAACAGCCTGTAAAAGACATTCTCGCTTCAGAGAGCAATAATATTGAGGCTACTGCCGGCGAGCTTGAGAAGTCAGAGGAAGCTTATACTGAGGTTATAGTTCCAAAAGCGGACGATAAGGTGCAGAGTTATCGCCCCGTTGTTCTAAATAAAAATGATGAGGTTACATTTACTCGTGATTATGAAGTTAAAGCTCACAAAGCCGATAACACACAGAATGCCATTTACGTTTCTGAGAATGTAAAAATCAAGCCTAAGAAGTTACATCAGATAGACAAAAACATATCAGAAGCAGTTGATAAAATGGAAATAACAGAAAGAGAAAATCTTCCAAAGATTATTGTTGTCAGCCACGAGGATATGGCTACAATGGATGTTGCTGTATATCGCGCCATCGAAAATCAATTGCTTATTTGTGAAGATATGACCGTTTATAAACCACAGAATATGCCAATCGTCATGGAACAGCTTGCATGTAGTGAAAATGATTTGAGCTCATATGTTCATGAGTTGTATCACTGGATGGACGCAGAAACATACAGAAGAGAATTCGGAATCGTTACATCCGAAAATTATGATGATTATATAATGTTTATCAACGGCAAAGCAAAGAATAGACTTGACAAATTAGCCGCTAAGGGATATAATATTATTGTTAGCAAGTACGCATCAATTCAGCATGATAAGCGTAAATATTATGAAACGTATACTGAATTCCGAGTTTTTCAATTGTTAAGAGGAGTGATAGGATGAGAGTTTTAATGACGCCTAATATAGCTAAATTGTACGATGAAGTTAAGCCTTACTATGACGAGACTTTTCATCTTGTTGCGGATGCACCAAAGGAAATAAAAGAGAAAGAAGCCATCATACAGAGCTATATAGATTTGGAAGAAGCTAAATCAGAAAAAATGAATAGATAAGAACCGCCCACAGCAGTGAGCGGTTTTCTTATACCCGTGTGCAATCAATTGCACAACCAAACTTAATAATTTTACCGCCCCGAAAGGAGCGGTATTTTTATATCTAAAATACGAACGAAAGGATTTTTAGTATGAACAAAATTAAGAAAATCATTATTTCCGGAGCCGGATTTATACTGACGGCGGTTCTTCTGTGTGGTTGCACGGAAGCTGGCAGAGTGACGTACGATGTGCAGAAAGAAGCCGATAACTTCAATGTGACAAGGCGGTTGTCGGTTATCAATGCAAGGAGCGACAAACCAGTGCTTGAGCTTATTGGTAATTTTTCTATTTCAAACAACGAAGCAAACGAGCTGGTTGTAACGATAGAAGTTGCTCCGAACGTGTACAAGGTTGATTATGTGTATTTGAATGACTGGACAATGTACACAGTGGAAGACGTAAGCGGTGCTTACGTTGATAAATATCATTATGAAATGAATTTTCTGCCGGAAATGATTATACCGATTACTTTTACAAATAAAGACTGATAATTTTACCGCTCCACGAGGGCGGTATTTTTATACCCAAAATCAAAGAAAGCGAGGTAAAGCAATGGAACCCGAAAAGAAAACTCCCGAAGAGGAGAAGAAGCCCACTCCCGCAGCGGAGCAGAAGGACGAGCCCAAGCCCGAAGAGAAGCCCGCCGAAAAC